TGACCTTTGTATCTAAACCAGCCGCCATATATTCAATGCGGTTGTAGATATGGTCAGGGTCATAGCTACCGAATCCATCAAAGAGATGTAGATTCCATTTAGCTATAGTCTCATCAAAGATCTCGGTTAACTCGCTTCGTTGTTGTTCACCGAGGTGCAAAGGTCTACCGCAGGCGTTAGACATAAGTCCGAGAGATGTATGACGCATGGATTCTTCAAGTGCCAAGTAACCAACCCGTTCTCCTTTAGCAAGAAGGTCAGTTGCGATTGCACGACAGAAGGACGACTTTCCGATTCCAGACCCCGCAGTAATTGTGACAAGCTCCCCATACCTGATCCCGTGTAACTTTCCTTGTAATCCTTGAAAGGGGTAGTCATGATCAGATGGTGGTGATGGTGTGGTGATTAAGTCAAGAAGTGTCTTTGCATCGACAATCCCGTCTGGTTGATATTGAAGGTGGTCGTAATTACATACAGCTCTTACAGCTTCTGAGTCTCCAGCCTGTAATGCTTCTGAGGCATCCTTGTAATCCTCTAGAAAGCCGATGAATACTTTGCCAGGTGGTAGTACACCAGCAGCATCTTTAGCAGCCTTCTGGCCTGCCTCATCATTATCAAAGAACAGGACAACTTTGTCGTAGTAATTGATCCATTCATAGTTATTTTGAATGGCTTTTTTGGCAGCAGCCGCACCGTTCGGAATAGAAACTACAGACCAATTTGGCTGTGCTTCCCAGACAGACATTGCATCCATCTCTCCTTCTACGATAACTAGCTTCTGCTCCTTCTTACTTGTTTTGTGACGGTAGTTCTGCATCCCAAACAGGGACTTGACTTCACCTTCACAACGGAACTCTTTATCAGGCGTTCTTACTTTTGCTCCAACAACCTTTCCAGTGCCATCGTAGTAATAGTGGCGTAGAAGTTCTCCGTCTCGGTAGGTCTTGAAGAGTTCACAGGTTCTCTCTGAGATTCCTCTGGAGTGCAACCTTCCGGCTGATCCTTGTAGTTGTACATGTTGCACGCGATGGTGAGTGTGGTTTGTAGCGGAGTCATCCGCAGGTTTGTAGTAGTTGCATTTGTGGCAATACTCATGCCCGTCCGTGTAGATACTGTTTGCATCAGATGATCCACACTGCGGGCAAGGTATATGCCTAATAAATTCAGAGTCGCTCACAAGAGCCAATCAATAGGGATAGTTGCGAAGGACGTCCACTTGATGCCTAACTTGTCGCACCATTGTGCGTACGTCGTCTTCGATTTCTTAGAGATAGTATTGAACGGTGCCTGAAAGACCATCCGAAGATCAATGTCAGGGTTTTGTTGGATGACTGACTTGATCTTCTTTCGATCTTTGGAGTCCCAGTAACCCTTAGCTTCAAGCCAAACTCCATTCGGGAGAATGAAGTCAGGCGTGTAGTTGTGTTGGATTACATAAGGGACTCTTGTACTTTCGTACTCATACTTGACACCCAGTTCTACGAGAAGGTCAGCGACCCTCTCTTCAAGACCGGATCTAAAAGCCATTAGAAATCGACTTCACCCTCAGGCGCTGGTGTCACAGCAGGCTCTGCTGTTTTGAATCCTTTGGTCGTGCCAAACAACTCGGCTACATCCACGTCGTCCATGTCACCGGTATCAATACCAGCAGAAGTAGACAGGGTTACGACCTGGACACCTTGCAGCTTGAGGCTGGTGCCATAGGTCACCTTGTCCTTCAAAACATAAGGCTTTTGGAAGAAGGCCAGCTTGACCTTGCATCCTGAGTACAGCGGTGTGTTCACATCTTCGATTGGTGTGCCTTCGGTATCAACGATTCCAGGCTTCATCTCCTCATTCCAGGAGAACTTCACGGTGTACTGTCCGTCAGCTACCTCTTCCCAGGGTTCAGGCTTAAGAGTTGAACGCTTTGGATTAGCAAGCTTTGATTCAGCCCACTTCAAACAGTCAGGTCGTTCAGCTTCAAGCTGTTCAACAATGTCCGCGCCAACTACGGCCTTCAAGTTGTACCCGTACTTGCCGGGTTTCAGTACTGCCTGGAAGCCTTCAAGGATCACAGGCTGTTTAGTAATGATGGTGTTTCTTGCCATTAACAAAAGAAATAGGTGGAGTCAATTACCTTCGCTGGTTTCAACGTATCGATAATCGGTGGTTTAGTTTCTGCTCCTATGTATGAAGCAAAAGTATTTAAGTAGTCATGCTCCGCAAATAGGTGCATGTATGTCTCACGTACGATGTCTGACAAGACAGACATATCAGTTGCACGACAAAGAACTGAGTCGTGTATGAGTGAGATTGGGGAGTCAAATCTGAGTGCTGATAGATGTAAAAGAGATGCATCGAGCGAATGTATAAGATTCGGTGCAGTTGCATTCTTGTGGTGGTTTCTATCAACTTTGTCGCCGTCTTCAGTGGCAACTTTGATCTGTACACGACCCATGAGTTGCAGCTCAATGATCTGAACAGTTGGCTTCATTAGCTTTTGATTGACTATGAAGCCTGAGGGTGAGATCCACTGAAGTGAAGTAGCACCACGGTCAATAGCATTAGCAACCTCTTGTTCAATCCATTGCATAACTTTCATGGGACCAGGAACGATTACGTTCATGGCATCACGTACAGCTTTAACGGTTGCAGTGAGATCGTCCTTCTCTACTTCGACCTTCTTTTCTTTCAAAGCTTCACGTATGTAGCCTCGATTTGAGTAAGGTTTAGCGTTGTAAGGGACAGTCATCACTACCCTTTTGACCACCTTTCTGTCCATGTGAGGACGTATGCACTCAGGCACATGTGGTTTAGCTTGTTCAGCTACTACCTTGTATGCATCCTGTGGTACTTCACTGGGTAATACATTTACTAGCGCTGCTGTAGATGCATCCCTAGCGAGTCCAGCGAGAATTTGCAATCCAGAGCAGGTAGCGTCAACGGCAACAGGCAAAGAAGTGTGATTACGATCACATTGGATAACGCAATGAAAGTATTCATCACATGCTGCCAAAAAGGTCCATGGTTCATCAGCGACCTCCCATTCGTGTAGATAACCATCTGGATCAAGAGCAATGCTTTCGATCAGGTCATGGTTGTCTCGTGTCCATTGAAGACGTTCTTGTATGGGTGCCTTGTCAAGACCACGACCATAGGTAGTGGCAACTTGGAAGGCGAGCCAATCTTCTGCCTCGGGTGTCATAAACGACCCCTCATAGAACTTAAGTAATGACTTACCGAAGTCCGTATCTTGTGGCGTAAGAAAGGCAGGGATGGGGTAAGCCCTACCCCTGTAATCGAAGCTCCAAGGAATGTAGAACTTGTCTACATCCTGGAATACTTCCACTGCGTTCATGGTCATCCTTGTACGACATGACCTCTGAAACGCTTGTGCGTTGTAGTTGTATGCCTCAGCAGCAGCTCGACGGTAAGACATTTCACTGTCTTTGTTGTCGTCAATGTCTGCTGGCTTGGGTGGTAGAGGCATCTCTACTTGAGGGACAAACTTACCGACCTCAACACGTCGTTCCATCAATGTCTGTGCGACACCAACGACGAACGGGTTAAGGGTGTATGCAACCTTCTGAATGTGGTTCAGAAAGTTGATTGGTGTTTCTCCCTGTATACATAAGTGATTGCCCCTTCGGACCATGTCGTATCCACGCATGACCTCGTTAAGCAAGTAACCGCCTGACCTTTCGGTGTCCCAATCGTTCGGTGGAATCAGCATCGGCCAAGCCAACGGGCTGAACAGCTCCGCCTGAGCCATGACCTGATCCTTGACCTCCATGAACCCAGGTGAAGGGATCACGTAGTTGATGCGCTTGTTTCCCTTTTGACGCATGTCGATTAGGAACCAGCCGCTCACCTCGCAGATGCAGTCCAGCAGCCAGCCACCAAGCTTGACCCTGATGGCACGTCCCCAACACTGCCAGTGCGGCACGTCATACCGATTCATCAACGTCGTGATGACCTTGACCTTCTGATGCGTGCCACTGGCTCTGTGGAAGTAGTTCTCCTTCAAGGTGTGGAGTAGGCCAGGTACCTTGCGTTCGTAGTGACGCATCATGCACTCGTCTTCAACAGCCTTACCGATGGCATCTGTGACGTTAGGCACAAGTGCTGAGCCCTTTTTAGTGGCAAAGACCTTGTCGAACGTCACCTTGCAGGCGATGGCCGCGGCCGCTTCAGGTTCGATGTCAGATAGATACTGAATGATCTCTTTGAATGCTTTGCCTGTCTTGCGTTCTCTTATCCGATGATTAGTTGATTGGATACGTGCTACCACAAGAGGCAGAAGCTGCTCAATAGAAGCCACGCCGTAGGCAGTAGCAGACGCATACTCTTTGTCTTCAAGTTTTGCGGTGTTGTCCCGAATCTTGTTGAGTCCTTGCCTTATTTGTTCCCGCTCAAGATCAACTTGAGCACTGATTTCTGCTGGAGTTGCCAATAGATGAGACGCGCTAGATATGCCAGATAGTTTCTGTGCGTATGTGCACAGGTGAGTGTGAAGTAAAGGCCAGGGTTTTACCCCTGACCTGTGCCAATGCGGTTAGATCAAAGAAAACAACCTGAAACTAGCGCGTCTACCAATTCCGCCACATCCGCGTGAGGATTCCAGCGAGTCGCAGCCGTAAGACTTGGCTGCTGCTGGATGCGAAAAGGGTACTACGGCAAGTTTCTAGTCGAGCTAGATCCTCGGCATTGCTGCGATGTGCGCTTGTTTTGCCTCGGCTGAGACCTTGGCGTAGCGCAACGTCGTCTTGATGTTGTTGTGACCCATCACTTCAGCTAACTCGTGAAGTGGAACACCGTTTTGCGCCATGATCGTGCAAAAGGTATGACGCAAGGTATGGAAGAGATAGTTCTCATCCAGCCCGATGTAAGCCGTCACCTTCTTGAGTTGACGAAGGAGAGTCTCCTTGTTGTCGAACTCATAGAACACACGGTCATCAACCGCATCAGCCAAACGTCGTTCAAGCATGGGCTTGATCTGTGAGTTGATGGGTACTGTCCGTGTAGACGCGGCGGTCTTGGACTTGTGGACGTGAATCACGTTGTAAGCAAAGTTCACATCACTGGTTGCAAGCCGAAGGATCTCACCCTCACGCATCCCTGTATGCACAGCGAAGAGGATGATTTCCCCTAGCTCCGGCATACGAAAGATGTTGTTGGCGGCCTTGATCATCTCCCCGAGATTATCGACCGAATAGAAGAACTCACGTGGTGGTGACTCTCCCTTTCGTTCAAATGAATCGGGTTTGGCAATCAACTTCCGTCGATGGCAATGATTCAAGACAGTGGAAACAGCACTGATGCACCTGTTGACGGTGGCAGCGCTCTTACCTTCCTTCTCCAGTTCATGCACGTATAAGTCCATGAAGGCTTGGTCGATCTTGTCAACACGTAGGCCACGTCCGTAATGACGGGTGAAGTGACTTGTGTTGATGATCGCAGTTGGGCGTCCATTCCCATGGACCCAGCGGTCACGTGTCTTAAGCGTGAACTCAAGACATTGACCCCAGGTTTGGTAGGTGTTAGGTGCCATAGAGAGTTGTCTGTAGGCGGTTAGCTAGGTGCTTGCCCTGTTGGGTCAAGCGGAACATGACCCTCCGTTTGTTGCTTGGATCTGCCTCCTTGGTGATGAGTCCCAGGCCAGGCTTACGAAGGGTCTTTTTGTCGAGCAACCAATCGGCTGCACGTGAGCAGTTGGACGTGCTGATCTCTAGGTCTTCCTCAATCGCTTGCTTGTGACAATCGTCGTGTGTGGCGATGTACAGGAAGATGCTGAGAACTGATGCAGTCATTTCGGGGTCACGGACCCTGATCTCCTCGATGACCTCAAGAAGAGGGAGGAGATCATCGTTCGTGATGTCCCTTTTCAGGGGGTTCATGTTGGGGTTGGTGTTTGTACCTGGCTGGCACGAAACCACCACACTCTAGACGAATCTTGCCTATGTGCACAGAAACGTCAAAGAAGTTAATGTCGTCCCAGCCGAGGTAGAAGTTTTTGAAAGAGAAGAGTGTCAAAGGAGACCTTGATACCTTGTAATTATGAGAAGGTGTAACTAATTGTGGACGTATCATCTGATACCTGCTCACTGAGTAACATGATTAGTTCATCTTTGTGATCGTGCATCTCGATCTCGTCAAGCAGTGTCTGCAAGCGGAAGTTGAAGGTGGCTTCACTCATTGTCGATGTTCTCGGGGTGTACGTAGTGGATGGAATCGTGTGTACAAACAACAAACTCAAACGTTGGTTTGTTCATGTACTGCGTGACCTTGGCTTCAGCAGCATGTTGTCTCTTGTACACATGCTCTTTGACCTTCTTTGTCTTCAAGTTCGTGGCGCGGATGATGCAGCAGACATCAGCAGGGATCTCCCATGCTGCGATCTTCCAGTCCATGATTTCTTCAAAGCTGTGTGTGTCGAAGAGTTCAGCAGGTGCTGCCTTAAACCTCTTCCAATTGTTGGGAAAGTACGGTGCTTTACCACTCATCTGTTTGCCTCACGTCTACTAATTTCAGGGTTCTATCTGCGGCCAGCTCCAGTGCAGACCATGCGGCCTGTTCTGAACTTCGAGCGAGGATGTAGATAACCTCCCCGCTAGATAGTGTCACGTTGTATTCACGTAGTGGTCTTGGGTTTACGTCTACGTGCTGACCGTGGTTTGGGCGGTGGTCTGTCATTAGCGTCCATGCGACTGAGAACATCACTTGTAAGTAGTTGTTTGTATTTATTGGTCCACATGTGGTCTGGGTAGTGATGCAGCCAACATGCAATGGCATTACGGACAAGCCATTCATTATTCACTGGTGTCACAGTGAATCCTTGACTTCATTGATTATTTGATCCTCTAATTTAGAAGCGTTAATGTCGTCATACTTAGGGCTATAATCGACATAGGTCCAATTAATGCCTTCAGCAAGTAATAAGCCAACAACTTGACTGACAGAACGCATTTCAGCTTTACCGATTTCTTCCACAACAGCTTGCTGTGTATCAGTGAGGGTGTAATTCATTTGTTTGAGTAATAACGTGAGGTGATGCGATTGGAGCGTTGCCACACAGTTGCAGTGGCAAAGAGTCCGACCATGCCAATGACGGCAAGAAGGATGGTAGTTTCAGTCAACAGAAGTCAGGATGATGGGTACAAAGTTGTGCGTTGCGTGTATCAATCACGTCCTTGAATGATGTGATGATGCCAGTGCTAACGTATGCACATAGGCACACAAACAAAATGGTGAGTGTGACTCTCATTGATTAATCTCCTCAAGATGGTCTTGCATTGCTTGCATGAGGTCTTCAGGTAGTAACCCAGCCTCATAGATTGCAGCCGCTAAGGCACGTGCTGTTGCGTATTTTGCGTAGTCGAACATTTCTTCACGGTCGCTATCTGTGACCTTGTGTTCATCACGTGTGAAAGATCGCACATTGTTCTGTGCTTGCATGAATGAATCCAAGATTAGTTAATGCGAGTGAATGTGTTGTCAGTGTTGGCGTTATACACCACACCATCTGTGTCCTTGAAGATACATTGCCACGAGCCAATAGGCAGGCGGCATTGTGCAGCAAGCTGTGTATCTCCAGCCATACGTAACAAACGATGGCATGAATCTACGTCCTTGAATGTATACTCAGTCAAGAGTACCGTACTCCATGTACGTCCAGCCAAGCCAATCCTCAACGTAAGCATAAGCTCCGCCTGAATCATTGTGCATTGAGTAACATACATCTGCTGCATGTTTGCCACTGAAGCATACCTCTCGCTCATTAAGAGCAGGGCAGGCTACTACATAGCAGCCTGAAGATAGTGATTCATTCATTAGTCAACCTCCTCATAGGTTGCGGCCTTGTCTGATACATAAGACACAGGCTTGAGGTAGGTGTAACCCAGGTA